TGATAATAGTCAAATTGTTTTTTTGTGATTTTTTGCTCTTGATATTGATCTCTTAAATTAAAAATATTAATGTTTAGAGGCGGTTCTTTCATTTGTTTTTTAATCTCACCAACTAAACCACTCCCTCCCAACATTCTTTTTAATTGTGTTCCGTTAATAATAAAATATTTTTCCCAGTTAGTATTGATTAAATTTTCGCTTTCTAAAAATTTAACAATTAATTTTTTGTTAAGTTCGGGGTTTTTTGCAAGCTTATTCCAATTTAAGAAGTAATCTAAAAAGTTTCTTGATTTATTATTTTCATCAAGAATTTTGTTGCTCCAAATTGCTTTATTTAAAACACTTTGCATCGAGCGAGCTTGTTTTTCATTAAGGTTTAAATCAAAGGCAATTTTTTCTCTATATTTTAAATGAAAATTTTTTATATCATCAATCATTACTTTATTTTCTTTATCAAAAAGATAAAAAGTATCGCCTAATTTTTCGAGATTGTAATTTTTTTCAGTCATATGTTTAGTTATGTAAGTTAAGTTCTTCACTGGTTTTAGCTCCGAGTTCCCGAAGTGCTTTGACAGTTTTTTTATGCTCTTTCATTGCTTTGTTAAATGCTAAATCTCCAAGATAATGTTTAGAATAATCAATTCTTTTTGGTTTAAGATGAATAGTTATATCAAGTGATGTCATTAAAGTATTACAATATCCGCCAACTTGATATTTTGCATTAATATCTAAATTATTTTCAATTAATTTTTTAACAACTTCTAATTCTAATTCATCCATTATTCCGTATTTTTTTGCACAGAATAACCATATACCATAATTTGCATCAGTATAGCCTAAAAACCACTCTACCTCTGTTTTGATATAATGTTTGTTTTTATAATCCTGCAATTGTTTTTCAAAATCTTTAACTTTTTTATTTGCAACCTTTATTGCTTGCGACATTTCTTTTTTTATATCTGCTATTTCTTTTTTTGCATCTGCTATTGTTTTTTCTAATTTTGTTATTTTCATATATTTATTTTAGTTAATTGTTGCCTATTTTTTAACAAGCTCATAAATTTTGCATTATTTATTTTTCATTGTCAATTATTTTTTTTGCAATATACATTGTTAGAAGAAAACTAACAACCACACACAAACAAAAAAGTATTTCGTTGTTTATTAGAATTGCCAAAATGTAATTAATAAAATGCATTATTGTTATAAAGATAAAAAATTTTTTCATAGGTTAGTTATTTTGATTTTGTTATTTTGCGGTAAGATTTTCCATTAAAGTTTATAATTGTTCCATTATCTTTCAAGCGATCATAAATCCGCTCCTCAAACTTTTTTATTTCTTGATAGGTAAAATTAGTAATTAGAATTGCCAAAATGTAATTAATAAAATGCATTATTGTTATAAAGATAAAAAATTTTTTCATAGGTTAGTTATTTTGATTTTGTTATTTTGCGGTAAGATTTTCCATTAAAGTTTATAATTGTTCCATTATCTTTCAAGCGATCATAAATCCGCTCCTCAAACTTTTTTATTTCTTGATAGGTAAAATTAGTAATTAGAATAGTCGGCTTCATATACTCATATCTTCTATTTAGAATTCTAAATAAAATTAACTTTTCTGTTTCACTGCCTACTTGCACTCCAAATTCATCAAGTATAAGTAGGTCAGCATCTAAAAACGAATTTATAGCCTCAATTTCGGTTGTTTCACTTTTTTTGCTATAAGTTTCTTTAATTTTAGTCAAGGCATCAATGGCACTAATAAAAAGTGCCTTTTTGCCTAAATTTTTAATAATATAAGTTCCTACTGAGCAAGCCAGGTGAGTTTTGCCAGTTCCGACACCTCCACATAAAATAACCGAAGATCCATTTTTTAAATTGCTTTCAAAATTAATAGCATAATTTATTATTAGTGCTTTGTTCTTTTTTTGCTCCTCTGTTGTTGCGATGTAATTATCAAAACTATGTTGTTGAAATCTTGGCGGTATTTTTGAAGCATCAAGTCTTATTCTAATCATTTTTGCAAGATGATCTTTTTTATCTTGCTCTTGCAAGTCCTCTTTTCTTTTTTTCTCAATAGCTTCTGCCTCTGCCACACAATTACTGCACTTAACTTTACCTTTAAAGCCAATTGATAATATATCGCCGTGTTTGTCGCATTTTACTACTTTTTGCTCAAACATATCATTATTAAAATTATTCATAAAATCTCCTTTGTTAATCATTATCTTCATCATAAGCATAAACTCTCTTTATTGCTGGATCGTTAAATTGTGCCATTAAGCCACCAGATGGTTTTGATTGATTTATAGCTTTCGGCTCAAAAACTCCTTGCCAGCAACTTTTGATTGAATTTTCAAGGGCAATATTTGCATTACCTATTTTATTATTTTCAAATTTTATAAGGTCTTTTATTAATAACTCTTTTGCTTTATCAGTCAATGGTTTTTTTATTTTTGTTCTCATTTTTATAAACTCTTCAAACAAATTTTTATCTATAAAAATCGGCAATTTTAAATCGTGTTTATTTTCGCTTTTATTTATATTATTATTAACATTATCATTCTTATTATCACTATCACTATCACTATCATTATCGGTATTTTTGGTATGTTTTGGAATACCAGTTTTACCAGTGGTATTTTTGGTATCATTTAATTTACTTTCATTTTCTTTATTTTCTTTTAGTTTAATTTCATTTAATTTACTTTCATTTAATATGCTTTTTTCTAGGTTAAGCAAAACAGAACCTGTGGGATAACCTATTGGTTTATTTTCGGCTTTATTGCCTCGCCCTCCTTTTTTGCCATTTTCACGGCTTGCATTTAGTCTTTTCAATATCTTATCGCCTAACTCATCTAATTCTTTTGAAAGCCAATAAAAACCTGTGGGTTTATTTTCGCTTTTGATAAAATAATTTTCTAAAATAAAATCTACCGCCTCCTGCTCTTGTTTTTCAAAAGCAAAAACTAGCCGATAAATTTGCTCTTTTGTATAACTTAATTTTAAATTTTCTTGAAAGTATAGAACAGATAAATCAATCAATGCACCTCGTTGTAGCATTGTTAATTTTCTTGATTGCGAAACATAATCGCTTAAATATACTGGTAAATAAATAAATTTATTTTGTGTGTGATTTGTCATTTGAACCTACCTTTTTAATTAAAATACACTCGTCAAAAATTCTCCACATAGCTTTGCGAATAACATCAATTTCTTTTCTGTTAATTCCGCCCATTTCTAAAAGTTCCAGTGTTTCCGCTATTCTTTTACTTGCTATTGTTTGTATATCTTGATTTGTCATTGTTGAACCTACCTTTTGTTTGGCAGACTAGGGGATTGAAAAAGCCTGCCAAGTTAATTTTAAATTGTTTATTTTAATTTGTCAAGAGTTTTTTGTTATTAATTTTGCCAGTGGTGTTGGCAAAAGTTTAAATTTGTGGGATAACTTGGCAAGATATTTTTAGCAATTCGCTCATACAATATTTGTTAGCTAATTCTAGCTCATCGCCTTGATAATATCTAATTTCGCTTCTAACATAATCTAAATCATTTCCAAAAAGTTCTTTACCAAGTGCTAAATGCTCTTCAAGGTTAGGTATATTAGCATAGTGCGAATTGCAATACTCGTCAGCAACAAAATCTTTAATATCTTGTAGTCTTTTTTCTAAATTGTTCATATATTTTTTTATTAAGTTATTATTTATCAAGTAATTACTTGATGTTTATAATTTTAAGCTATATAAAATTATTTGTCAAGCATTTATTTTAAAATTTTTATTGTTATTGTAATTTTTTTTTGTCTTTGTTGCCACCGCCTCCAACAAATCAAAATACCATAATAAAAGCATTTTGCTATCGGATACAATACAGCAAGCCATACAAAAATTGCTAATATTGACATTACTAAATTTTGACTAACTAACATATTTTATAATTTATATTAGTTAATTTCCTTAGATCTTTTTACTCTTTCAATTACTTTACTTACAACAAACCAAGAATAGCCAAGCTCGTTCGCAACTTTATTGATATTTTGCCTCTCTCGATAGCAAGCTAAAATTTTGATAGTGTCTTCAATAGTAATTGCTTTTTTTGGTCTGCCACTTTTTTCTTTACATTCCTTAAATAAATTTTTATCTATTTTAAATTTTCTAATTAAATAAATAAGATGATTGTAATAAATGTTAAAATGCTTAGCAGTAGCTAATCTAGTTGTTTGATTTGTTGCCAAAAAATCAAGTAATTGTTGTTTTGAGATGTTAGACATATTTTTCTAATAAAAGTTCAATAAAAATTTCTTTGGTGTAGCGGTCAAAATACTTATTGTCACTAAATTTGCCCCATTCATAGCCTTTGATTGTTGTTTTTAGTTGTAATTTATGGTCAAACAATTGCCCTTTTTCGTAAAAAATATTATCAAGTAAATCTAAAAAATGCGATATTGTTAAGAAACCGAAACTATGATAAACAAAATATTTATCAAAAAAATAGATTATAGCATCTAATTGATTGCTTGGAACTTTTGTTATATCAATTATTGTCGGCTCATTTTCTTTATAAGTGCTATAAACTAAATTGCTATTTTTAAAATATATTTTTAATTTCGGCAAATATGGTGATGGCTCATATTTATCATAAAATAGATTAAATAATTGATTAGTAATATCTACTATTTTTTGTAAATCGTGTTTCATATTGTTTTATTATTTATTAAAAAAGTTTTTAAACTCTTCGGAGGTGTATTCTACCTCCTTTACATTTTTGTAAGCTCCGTCTATTTTTTCACTTTTAAAGCACTTAAAAATAAAACCTTCGGTAAAAAATAGATAAAAGCAATTTTTATCGCCATTTGATGCTTGTAAGCATTTTAAGTTGTGCCAAAAAAATAAATCGGTTTTTGGTAATTTAATCAATGCAGATTTTTCTGTTTGTTTTTGTATCAGATTTTTATTGATTGTTATTTTTTGCCATTTGGTCATATATTTATAATTTTTCGTTGATTAGTTTGATTATTGCCATTGATGTTTGGCGGATTTGCCAAGATATTTTCAGCCAGTTATAAAGTGATCTTCGGCGGATTTTGCAAGATATTTCCCAACAATTGTAAAGAGTTTTTAAATCTATAAAATCTTTTATTACTTGTAAATAAAAGCCGTTATTTCTGGGCTTACCATTAAAGACATCTAATTGCATAGTGTATAATAATCTTATTTGCATAATTTCATAAATTTGTTTTAACAACTCGTCGTTGCCTTCAAGCTTATTTTTGTAAGTTTCGCAACAATAGTTGTAAAAAAGTTGTAAAGTTTCCAATCTTTTTTGTGCTGGGGAGTGTGTTTGTTTCATATGTTTTTTTATTAAATTGTTAAATCAAGTTGTCTTGATATAGATAATTATAAACCAGTATTTTTAATTTGTCAATTACTTTTTTGAAAATTATTTAAATAAAATTGGTTGTTTCAAAATGAATAGTTGCAATTTTTGCCCGTCGGTTAAAATAATTTGCTCCGCCTCTTGCTCTTTACAAGATTGTAAAGATAATATTAAACCAAGTCCGCCAGCAATAAAGCATAAAATAAAAGTCTTGATAAAAAACTTTTTAATTTTTTGTTGCAATTGGTATTTTTTGCGATGGTAGGCAGAGTAACTAAAATGATCCCAGCCAAAAAAATAATTTTCTAATTGTGTTTTTTTCATATGTTTTTTATTATTAAAGTTGCGGGCTTTTTTGTGGTGAGGTGGTGGTTAGTTGTAATATTGAAGAATTATGCCTTTATATTGCACTAAATCCTCTCTTATGTTATCTACTTCGTAAATACCTTTAAAATAAGAATTATGCCCGATTATAAAAGGCTCTACAAATTCTTGCACTATATTAAGAGGAACTTCTCCGCCCCATCTTATAATTGCATAATCTCCGTCTTTTTTTGATATGGTTTTAACAGAAAAATTAGTTCTGTGAAATTGTTTTTTTAAAGCTTGTTTTAATGTTTTTTTCATATATTTTTATTTTAAGTTGTTATTTATCAAGTTGCCTTGATGTATATAATTTTAAACTAGTTAAATTAATTTGTCAAGCACTTTTTTTAAAATTATTTAACTTTTTTTTATTGTTTCAAAATGGTTTTTTCGTGGTGAGTAATGCAATTATAGCCACACAATTGGCGTCAAAAAGAGATTTAAATTTTTATTGTTGTTTGTGCTTGTAATGAAAATCGGATTTGTTAAATACTCGCCACTACCTTGATTTTCAAAATATTTGTTATTAAAAGTTATATTAATCTCGTCGTTATCAATAAAATTTTTATAACTTTCTATTATTTGTAATAAAAAATTATTATTAAAACTCATCAAAAAATTATTATTAATGTTATGTTCTAAAATATTAATAGGCATATTAAATAAAATATTTTCTTTCTCTTGTTTTGTTATAATTAATTTTGTTTCATTAATTTGTAAATTAATTTTATTGTATTTACAGTTAATTTTTACAGCACTTGCCATTTTTACAATATTTAAAAAGTTTTTTACATTTAATTTTAAATAACTGTTCGGATTTGTAAATATTGATTTATAAGGGGGATAATTGCTATCTATCAATTTACTTGTTAGATTTAATTTATGGTGATCAATAAAAATGTGGTTTCCATATAAATTTAATGTGATTGTATCATTTTTTAAAATATTTTTACAAGCTATTAATTGTTGGCAAAAATGTTTTGGCAATATAAAGACCTCATTATTATAAGTTGCCGAACTATTTATTATAATTTTATTAAAAACAATATTTTTTAAATATTTGCTATTTGTTGCAACAATATTTAATTTACTATCAATAAATTGAATGCCTACCCCGTGTAAATTGATTTGCTCGTCTTTGCCTACATAATTAATAATATCTTTTAAATTATCAATAAACTCATTAGCTTCTATATTTGCTATAAATTGAGGTGTTGTGCCGTTGCAATATCTAAATTTTAATAAATGCTCGTGCAAATTCCAAAAATCTTTTTTTTGTCGGTTGCTATTTTCATTAATCTCATTTTCTTTAATTATTTTTAAAAAACAGCCCCCCACCTCTATACTGTCCTCGTTAATTTTAATGTCAAAATTTTTTGATTGAATATTTTTTACAATATCTAAAAAGTTTTTTGTATTTATTACGAATGTTGTATTTTGTGCAGTGCTATCAATTGTTATAATATGTTTAATTGTTATGTCCATGTCCGTGTTGTATATTGTCAATAAATTATTGTTAATTTCAAAACAAAACTCCCCAGCTATCGAATATTGTTTTACATTAGTTTTTGATGATGTTTTTATAATTTCTATAATTTCTTTTGTGTTTAATGTTATTTTCATATTTTTTATTTTATTAATTGTTAATAATTAAAAATTCACTTTCTTTTGTTTCAAAATCATATCGACAAAGAGTAAATCTTTTAAATAATTTAATTGTTTTTGAATGTCTTTTTTCGTCAATAAAATTTGTAATAGTTTTAATTGAAATGTTGCCCTGCCATTTTATCCTAACCGATTTGTGCCGTTCGTTATTCTCGTCTAGATAGTAACTATCTATAATTGTAAATTTTGTTCTTAAAAATTTTCTTTTTAAAATTTGCTCAAATAGTTTCATATATTTTTTATTTTATTAATTGTTATAAAAAGTTTTAGGGCTTGATTGTGGTGAGGTGGTGATTAGTTGGACTTGTTTAGCAAAATCATATCGTATTGAACCAAATCGTCTCTTTCGTTGGTTACTTCCCAAATATCTTTAAAAGTGCAATAGTCAAGTTTTTCAAAAGGTTTTACAAATTCTAAAACGGTTTTATAATCAAGATCGCCAGACCAATTGACATAAACATTATTATAGCTTCTGCTTGATGCTGCTCTAACTGAAAATTTTGTTGTAGGGAATTGTTTTTTTAAAGCTTGTTTTAAAGTTGTTTTAATCATATGTTTTTTTATTTTAAGTTATTAAAAATTTAGGTTTGTTTGTGGTGAGGTGGTGACTATTGGTTATCAAGAATAAGGCTGGCGATCTTTTTTATGTTAATATTATCGTAAGCCCAGTCGAACCAATAACTGCTCATGTCGTCTCTTGCTAAATTCTGATTTTTGCCATAAATTTTTTGCCCTATATTATCAAAACAGGAATTAATGACCCATTCCAACTCTTCTTCTTGCCCTTCTAAATAATTATTGTATATTGCAAACTCATTTATAAAATCTTCTGCTGTAAAATATTTATTAAGAATCGGAGTTTCCTGAAAATATTTTTCAACGGCGGTTTTTTGTTTATTGTTTAATTTCATATAATTTTTTATTAAATTGTTATTACAAAATCTTTTTTAATTTTGTTAAGATAATTTTAAAGGGTAAAAAATAATTGTCAAGCATTTTTTTAAAAAATTTTCAACTTTTTTTCAACTTATTTTATTGTATCAAAATCAGGCAAAATCTTTTTATTAAAAATTGCAACAATATAAATAATAACAGTAATAATAATATAATTAATTTTGTGCTATTTTATGTTATGCAATATAGTGTAAATAATTAATGATATATATAAAATAAAGTAAATTTTGACTGTCGCGCATATGTATTTTTGTAAATTATATAAAAAAACTATTGACAAATTAAATTAAACAAATAATAATAAATAATAAACAATTAAATTAAACTGAAAATAATATAAAAACAATTATCGCAACAAAACATAAATAAAATAATGTTATGCCAAAAATAAAAGATAATGATAAAAAAAATAATAAAATAACAGATAATAATAAATCACCTATTAGGCTGACACATAAAGAAATTATAATTAATAACATAGATAATATATTATTATTAATAAGTAATGATGTTAGTTATCTTGAAATATCAAAACAATTAGGAGTTGCTAAAACTATTCTAGTTGATACCTTGAACTTAGAAGAATACAAAGCTAAAAAGCGAACCGCCTTAGAATGTGCGGCCGACATAAGAGTTGAGAAGGCTCGGCAATATCTGCTCGATATAAAGGCAGATGACACCAATGCAACAGTAAAACGACAATGCTCTCTCTGGCAACATGAATTATACATAGCTAAAATTAAGTGCCCTGAAAAATATGAACTGAATTATAAGGGCGGATCAATATCTGAGCAAATTGCCACCATCATCCCCCAATTAGTCTTAAAACAAGTTGAGCCCGTTAAAAATGACAAAAAAAACAAATAAAAATGCTACCCTTTCCGACGGACGGATACTCTATTTTATTGACTTCTTGCCATTTTGCTACTTATTAAAATTTAACAACTTTTTATTAATTTATAAAATTTAAAAAATAAATTTATGACTAATATTGTTAATTTTGAGTTGCAACCAAAGCAATCAATTTGTTGGACTTCCAAAGCAACGGAGATACTTTATGGCGGATCGGCAGGCGGAGGTAAGTCCCATGCTATGCGAGTAATTGCCATGATGCTTGCTTTTAATGTTCCAAACCTACAAATTTACCTATTTAGGCGAGTTTTTGCCGATTTAATAAAAAACCATGTGGAAGGGGCTACTGGCTTTCGGAACTTACTAGCCCCTTGGATAAAAAATAAACAAGTAAAAATAACAGAAGAAGAGGTCACCTTTTATAACGGGGCAAAAATCTATCTCTGCCACTGTCAACACGAAAAAGATGTTTATAAATATCAGGGAGCGGAGATGCAAGTTATTTTAATTGATGAACTGACTCACTTTACTGAAAAAATTTATAAGTTTTTAAGAGGCAGAGCAAGGCTAGGAGGAGTGGCGGTTCCTGAAAATTTAAAACATAAACTGCCCTTAATTTTATGTGGAAGTAACCCAGGAGGAATTGGGCATGAATTTGTTAGACAAATGTTTATTGATAATTGTGAGCCTTTACAATTGAGAAAAATGCCAAATAGCGAGGGGGGAATGATTAGGCAGTATATACCCGCAAGGTTAAGCGATAACCCTATACTTGTTGAAAATGATCCGCTATATGCAGATAAATTGCTAGGTTTAGGCGGAGCTCTTGCCAAGGCAATGTTAGAAGGTGATTGGAATGCAATTGAAGGGGCTTATTTTGATAATTATGACCCTGCTAAACATTTAATTGAATATTTTGAAATTCCTGAAAATTGGATAAAAATTAGGGCATTTGACTGGGGCTATTCAAAACCGTTTTGTGTGTTATGGGGAGCGGTTAGCGATGGATCGCTTGTAAATTGTGGAGGTGTTAAAAGAGCTTTTCCAAGAGGATCAATTATTATATACCGAGAGTTTTATGGTTGCACTGGCAAAGCTAATGAAGGTTTAAAAATGAATACTCCTGATATTGCTAGAATAATAAAAGAATTGCAACAATCTGAAAAAATGGATATAATGGTTGCAGATCCTGCAATATTTGATGTAAGTCACGGCGAAAGTATAGCAAATCAATTTGAAAAACAAAAAATAGGTTGGTTACCTGCTGATAATAAAAGAGTTAACGGTTGGCAACAAATAAGAGCAAGATTAACTGGTAATGAAGATAAACAACCTTTATTATATATTATAAAACATTGTAGAAATTTAATAAGAACTTTACCTTTAATGCAATACGATGCAACAAAACCAGAAGACTTAAACAGCGATCTTGAAGATCATGCGGTTGATACTTTACGATATTTATGTATGACTAAACCAATTATTCCTGCTGAACTTGAAAAATCAAAAACAATTGAAGAAATTGAAGCAGAAAGATTTAAAGTTGATAAAATAATAAAAAAAATACTTGACAATAATAAGAAAATGTTAAAAAATAGATAATAATAATTTTTTATATACTATGTTTGAAAACAAAGAAATTGAAACACAAGAAGATTTAACTAGTAAAACAGGCGAAGCAAAGCTTGTTGAAATTTGGCAAAAAGAAATTGATAATTCTAAAAAATATCACGAAAAAAGCAAAATTATTGCAAAAGAGTTTCAAGCAATTTATGATAATGAAAATAATTTTTATTATAAAAAAACTTATCCAATTTTTTGGAGTAATACACAAACATTAAAACCGTTATTATTTTCTAAACTTCCAAAAGTTAATATTACACAATCATTTTTTAGAGATGATGAAATGTCAAGAATTGCTAGTGAAGTTATTGAAAGACTTATAACTTATTTATTAAAAGAAAGTGATGCGGAAAATCAAATTGAAAAAATTAGAGATGCTTATTTAATTCAAGGAATAGGAATTCCTAGAATTGTTTTTACACCACCTGAACCAATTGAGATAAAAACCAAAGTTAAGAAAAAAATAAAAAAAGAAAAACCAAAAAACGATAAAGAAGATAATAAAATTGAAGATGATGCAAATAAAGAATTAACTGGCAAAGATGAGTTAGTAGATATGGAGGAAGTAGAAATTGAAGAAACAAGTTATGATGTTGATGAGAAAGCAAAATCTTTTAAATTAGAATTTGTTGATTATCAAAACTTTTTAAAATCTACTGAAAAAGAATGGTCTAAAATTAGATGGATAGCTTTTAAAAAATATTATTCAAGAAAAGAGTTAATTGAGAATTTTGGTGATAAAGGCAAAAAAGTTAAAATGTCAAATACTAAATTTGAATTTTTAACAGAAAAAGAACAAGAAAACGAATTGTTTCAATTATGCGAAGTTTGGGAAATTTGGGATAAAGAAAATAAACTATGTCATTTTATTACATTTGCTGGAGAAGGTGCTGTATTAAGTAGCGAAAAAGAACTTTATAATTTAAAAAATTTTTTTCCAATTGCAATGCCAATGGGATTAAATGAAAATAGGTCTTTATTACCTTTACCTCTTTATTCTCAATATAAACAATTAGCTGAAGATTTAACGGATATTCACGATAGAATAGCTAATTTAACTAAACAAGCAAAATTTACTGGAGCTTATACTTCTTTTGCCGAACAAAAAGACATTGAAAATATAATGAACGGTGATGATGGAGAGTTTTCTGCATTGCAAACAACTGCCAACATAGATGATGCAAAAAAATTAATAGTATTTAAACCATTAACTGAAATTGCAAATACCATTACCGTTTTAAGAAACGAAAAAACAGCTGTTAAACTTGATATTCAAGAAATTACTGGCTTATCTGATATTGTAAGAGGAGCAACTGTTGCAAGTGAAACAGCAACAGCACAACAATTAAAAGGTAATTTTGCTATATCAAGAATACAACCTTTGCAAAAAGAAGTAGAATTTACTATTAGAGATACAATTAGATTATTAGTTGAGCTTGCAGTTGAAAAATTGCCTTTAAAAGAAATTATATCAATAGTTGGATTAAAAATTATTGATGTTGAAATGATTTTGAAAAATGCACAACAAACTATTGAGATTACTAAACAAGAAGCAATAAGTTTATTAGATCCGCAAGATCCTGATTATAAACAAAAAATTATAATGTTGGAACAGCAATCGCAAATAGGTTTAGAAAAAACAAAAAAAGACTTGCAAAAACAATTAAAAGGTTTTGTAATTGAAATAAAAAATTTACCTAAACTTAATAAAATTTTAAAAGATGATAAAATCCGGTGTATATCTATTGATATTGAAACTGATAGCACAATTAAAATAGACCAAAATCAAGAAAAAATTGATAGGCAAGAATATATTCGCACTATTTCGCAAACAATAGGAGCTTTAATGCCAGCAGTT